GGCGGCATGGAGTACACTGCTCGGAGCCGAGGAATCGGCGCCCGTAGCTCAGCAGGACAGAGCATCGGATTTCTAATCCGACGGTCGGGGGTTCGAGTCCCTCCGGGCGCGCCACTGGCGCAACACGCGGCAGGCCAGGGAGTTGGGAGCCAACTCCCTGGCTGCTCCCCATTTGCGACCATGTCCCACCTCTCCCTGCTACCCGGCTGATCAACGCAGATCGGTGCACGCGGCAGCGTCTCTGCCATCCCGCGCCGCGCGCAGGACGCGCGCAGCAGCCAGCGCCTCGCTGGGTTGGCCAGGCCCTCGCCTGCCGCGTGTTCAGGGCCCGCGCGACCCAGGTATCGTGGGGGCCACGACCGCCGCTAGGCGGCCGCTGGCGCGGCTCTGCGGGTCCTTCGCCGGGGGGCAAACCTCGCAGTGAGGGATTTCGAGGGGGGAGTGCATTTCGGGAGCGATTCTGGCGTGTCATAGTCATAGCTCGTGTGCAGATAGGAGTTTACGGTGAGCGACGCGAAGCGACCGAGGCGGATCGCCGAGTTGGGCAGGCATCCCAGGAACCCGAGGGAGATGAGTCTGGCGGCCTCGCAGGGTCTGCGGGAGTCGGAGGAGGTCTTTGGCGACCTGTCGGGCATCACGTACAACGGGGCGACGGGTCATCTCATCTCTGGGCACCAGCGGAGTGACCAGCTCGAAGACCTCGAGCCGGGCACCATCCGCTGGGGCCGGCCCTATACGGTGGAACTCGGGTATCCGGGCCGGCGCTTCGAGTCGGTGGAGCGCGACGGCTGGGTGAAGCTCCCGAGCGGCGCCAGGTTCCGGATTCGCCTAGTGCGCTGGGAGGATGAGGACTTCGAGAAGGCGGCGATGCTGACCGCGAATAACCCCGCGATCATGGGCGAGTTCACGGATGAGGCGACGGCTTTGCTCGCGGAGCTCCGCGCCAGCATCCCCGACCTGGCGATGGAAGATCTCGGCCTCGACGAGTTGCTCGATGACCTGACCGCGGACCTCGGCGACGACGAGGACGACGACGAGGAGGAGCGTCGCCGCCTCGTGCCGGAGGTCTATCAGGTGGTCGTCGAGTGCGAGAGTGAGGCTGAGCAGCAGCGGCTCTTCGACCGCCTGACGGCGGAGGGCCTGACCTGCCACGTGCAGGTGTTGTAGGGAAGCCGGCGGGCTGGGGTGTGCTAGCACCCCGCCTCCGAGCGCAGGACTAAGAGGCAACGCCCGCCGACTACGGGAACCGAGCATGAGCATCGGCAGAAGAGCGCAGGAGTTAGGACCATGGCGTGCCCCGCCTGGTGCAGACGACGGTGGAGACGACCGTGGCGCGGACCTTCCGCGTGGAGCAGGTGGCAGGGATGTTCGGCCTGACCCTCGAGGGGACGGCGCACGAGACCTTTCGCGTCGAGGTGCCCACGACGACCGAGGACTGGCAGATCGGGGCCATCGTCGGCCCGTCGGGCAGCGGGAAGACGACGGTGGCGCGGAAGGCCTTCGGCCGGTTTCTCTACCGCGGCGGCCGGTGGCCGAAGGAGGAGGCAGTGGTGGAAGGGTTCGGCGAGGTGTCGATCAAGGCCATCACGGCGACCCTGACGGCGGTGGGGTTCTCGTCGCCGCCGAGCTGGGTGAAGCCGTATCGGGTCCTCAGCAACGGCGAGCAGTTCCGCTGCGAACTGGCGCGGGCGCTGCTCAGCGGCCGCGAGCTCGTGGTCTTCGACGAGTTCACGAGCGTGGTGGATCGCACGGTGGCGCAGGTGGGGAGCGCGGCCGTGGCCAAGGCGATTCGCGACGGGAGGGTGGGATGCCGGTTCGTGGCGGTGAGCTGCCACTACGACATCCTGGACTGGCTGGAGCCCGACTGGGTTCTGGACATGGCCACGGGACGGCTGGAACGGGGGTGGGTTCAACGCCGGCCGCCAATCACCCTGGAGATGGTGGCTTGCCACCATACGGCGTGGGCGCTGTTTGCGAAGCATCACTATCTGAGCGGCCGGCTGCACCCTGGGGCGCGCTGCTTCGTCGCGACATGGGCGGAGCGCCCCGTGGCCTTCTGCGCGGTGCTGCCGCTGCTCGGGAAGCGGGGCCGCCACCGCGTCTCGCGACTCGTCACGCTCCCGGACTTCCAGGGGGTGGGAATCGGCGGGGCGCTGCTCGACGCGGTGGCCGACCTCTACCGCGAGGCGGGACGGCGGATGAACATCACGACGTCGCATCCGGGGATGATCCATCGCTTGGCCCGTTCCCCGCTATGGACCCTGCGCGAGGTGGCCAAGCGGGGCTTCAACAAGGTGGGGATGATGGACCTGTCCTATGTCAACTCGAAAGGCCGAGGCGTTGTCTCGTTCGAGTATCGAGGTCGAACAGGCCCTGACGGCAGGCGACGGGCGGGGGATCGGCGAGGGGGCGAACGCCGCCGAGGACCCATGTCCAGAGGCCCTCGCGGAACTCCACGCCGCCGGAGGCGGGGACGTCGGCGGGGGTGAAGGGGCGGCAGTCGACGAGCTCGGCGACCGCGACGACAGCGGAGCTGGGGAGGCCTTGCACGGCGGGCCGCTTTGTGGCACAAATGGCGAGGGGGCCGCGGTACTGGGTCCGCCAGGTCCGGACCTCGATGGTCTTCTCGCCTCGGGCGATGCGGTCCGCCCAGGGCTGGTGGACGGCCAGGGCTTTGATCGGAGGGTCAGACATGGAAACGTTCTCCTGTCCGAAGTGTCTGCGGGAGCTGCGGCCGTCGGGCGAGCTGACACTGCCCAATGGGCAACGGGTCCCAGTCTATCAGTGCGACTCGTGCGTTGTCAAGGTCGAGATATTCGGCGAGCTGGTCGAGACAGCCTTCACCTTCGCAGTGGGGCCGGACGGCCGCGCGTTCGATCCCGGCGGCGACGGCGAGCCCTTCCCACCTTCCTCGCTGTCCTGACGTTCTCTCAGGAGGGCGACGGCGCGGCGGATGTCCTTCAGTCGCGACCCCCCGGTGATCGGAAGGCCGTCGGGGGTGTAGAGCGAGAAGCACAGCGGGATGGCGCTCGCCGAGCGCGGGTAGCCCCCCCACCACACCATCCGTCCCCCGAGGCGGCCGAAGGTCCGCAGCTCTCGGCTCCAGGGCGTCTCGCCGCACCATCGCTCCCAGGCCGCTGCCACGTCGGGGACGCGCTCCTCGTGGCGCTCAAGACTTGTGCTCGTGTCCATCGTGCCAGTCCTCCTCGCTCAGGCTCTCGTGGTGACCAGGGTCGCGAAGTCGTCGGTCTGGACTGTGATCTTGTAGATGGTGTAGCCCTGCTCCCAGGTCTTGTGGCAGGAACCGCACTCCCAGCGCTCGAGCCAGTCGCCATCGTCGGTGTGGCCGTCGGCGATGATGGTGTTGTCCTCGCAGTTGCGGCAGTGGGGGCAGACGCCATAGGCCAGGAACGTCGCGGGGGTCTGCCTCGCGACGCCTGCCGCGTGTTCGTCGGGTCGCGCGACCCTTGGGTCGTGTGGGCCGCCCAGGGCGAGACAGCCGATGGCCGCCGCGGCCCGAAGGGCGAGGTCGCGGAAGGCCGGGCGGTCCAGCCCGTCGAGAGTCGGGCGCTCCAATCGCATCGTCTCCTCAATCCGCGCCAGGGTCGGGACGCAGGTGATGCCGGTGGCCTCTGCGATCCATCGCTGGTAGACGGCCAGGGTGCCCAGGCCGTCGCCTGCCGCGTGTTCGTCGGGTCGCGCGACCCTTGGATCGTGCGCGGGCCCGGGGACGGTAGGCGACGGCTGGTGGAAGCTCCCGTCGAGGTCCTCGGCCATCCACTCGTGGCCGTTGCGGCAAGCGAGGGTAACGTGGTCGTCTACCACGAGGGTCTCCTGGCTGTCCCAGGAGATCTCCGTCTCGCCGAGGAACTCGACGCGGCCGTCGTCGTCGGGGTCGGTCAGGAGCGCGTGGCCGTAGACCTTCTCGACGGTTGCGAACGCGGGCTTACCGCACTCGGGGCAGCGGAAGGGGACGAATCTCATCATGGCTCAGTTCCTTTCCTAGAACTCGTACACTGTGGCTTGGGCACGGCCGCTCTTGCGGATGCGGAACTCCGTCGCGGTGTGGTTCGCGACGGGATGGGCTACCGCGAAGCCCGTGGCGACAGACGCGAAGTAGAAGCCCTCCTTTCTCTGCGTCCAGTTCAAGGGGTTGCTACGGCGGACGAGGACGACGCGGGCGGGCCGCGGCCAGATGCAGGCGACGACGGCCGGCTCGGGTCGGATGCAATCGACGGCGCGGACGACGCGCTCGACGTGGTCGCCCTCGGCCCGCTCGACGAGGAGGGCGATGGCCTCGCTGTCGCACTCGCTCTGCGGGACGAGGCCGTGGTCGGCGACGATCTCCTCATAGTTGGCGACGACGCCGTTGTGGACGAGCCAGCCGCCGTCGCAGGGGTGGGGGTGGTTGTTGATGTTGTTGCGAGGGTCGCCGGCGGTGGCGTAGCGGCAGTGGCCGATCAGCATCTTCGCGTCGCGGGCCATGGCGAGGAGGCCGAGGTGGTCGGTGATGCGGCCGGCCTGGCGGTAGGCGTGCAGGCGGTCGTCGCTGTCGATCCAGGCGAAGCCGAAGGCGTGGGGGCCCCTCCGCTCCGTCGCGGTGGCGATGGAGCGAAGGGTCTTGGGGCTGAGGGACTTGCCGACGAATCCGAAGATGCCACACATGTCTTAGCTCTCCTTGGTGAAGGTGCGAGACCGCTGGACGAGCATGTGCCCCTGGCGGTCGCAGCGGGCGAAGCTGCGGGGGAAGCAGCGCTTGAAGAGGTTGACGCTCCACTTCGTCGCCTGCCATTCGTCGCCTCCGAGGGCGTGGCGGAACTCGTGGAGGGCGGTGACGACGCTCAGCTTGCCGCGAAGCGTGATGACGGGCCGCTGGCCGGGGACGCGAAGGCAGGAACTCTCTCCGCTGCTGTCGCCGTCGAGGTCGCGGAAGCGGAGCACGGGCGGCTCGATGCCGTAGACGTCGGCGAGGCGGCGGTAGAGCTCGCGGATGAGACGCTTGCGGCGGGCGAGGCTCCCGCGGTAGGGCTTCTGCTTGGCGAGCCACCGGACGGCGGCGAGGGTGCCGCGGCGGAACTTCATACCGTCGTCGAGGACGTCCTCGACGCGCTGGGGGTAGCCCCCTGCGGTAAGGCGACGGCGACGGCGGGTCCGGCGGCGCCGGGGGGGGCGGGGCCGGACGTCGTCGCGCTGGACGAAGGGCCTTGCGAGAAGCTCCTGGAAGAGGGCAGCGCCCTCGGCCTCTGTCCGCTCGGCCTCCACCCGCTCGACGTCGCTCTCGCTTCTCTCTCTCGGCCGCGTGCTCATCTCGCTCTCCTTTCCGGGGGGCGGGGGCGAGCCCCCCGCCCCCTCTCTGGGGTGTCAGGAACGGGTCTCGCGATCGTACTTGCGGGCCATCTCCATCAGCTTCCGCTTGCTCTGCTTGATCGTGGGAAGATCGTCGCCAGTGAGGTCGCCGAAGGTGTGGCTGACCCGACCCTTCGTCCAGCCAAGCTGGTAGAAGAGGCGGGTGAGGCAGGTGGCGCCCTTGCCGCTGCGGGCGATGGGGCTGGTGGCGACGGGCGGCTTCGCGTCCCAGGACGTGCGACGCTTGACCGTGAGGGCCCGCTCGACGAGGCCGACGCAGAGGCGAATGTAGCCGGCCATCTTCTGCCAGTTGAGGGTGCCCTGGAAGGCACGGAACTCGACGGTCGGGCGGCGACCGGCGAGGACGTTGGTGAGATTCAGGGAGCGGTAGCGGTCAATGCCCCGAGCGTAGCCCCTCCTGAGACTATCCCGAACGGCCCGGCGAATGTCGAGGCCCCTCAGGTCGTCGGTGATGGGGGCGGAGTAGCCCTGCTGCTGGCGGCGGCTGGTGCCCGTCGCGGCGTAGAGGGCATCCTCGAAGTTGGCGACGAGATAGGTCAGCCGCTCGATGGGCTTCGCCTCGCGGGGGAAGCCGACGTGAACGTGGAACCCGCAGGTCGCGTTGACCTTGGCGTCGAGGCGGCGGAGCTGCTCGACGACGAATTTGACTTCCCTGAGACCGTCGGCCCCGCGCAGGATGCCGCTAACAATCTCGACGCCTTCGTAGCCGCGAGGAGCGCGGTCGAGGCTCCCGTCGCGCTGTGCGTTCCAGCCCTGGGGAGCCCAGTCGATCTGGATGCCGCGATGGTAGCCGCCTACCCTGGCGATCGACCCGTGGGGCAGGTAGCACTCGATCTCAACGCCGAAGGTGATCTCATTCACGTCCACTCTCTGTCTCCTTTCTCTCGGGCTGCGGGTTTCGGCTTCGGTCGTCATCGTTCGTTCCTCTGTCTTGATCGTATGCCTGGGCGCGGCGTTCTCAAGAAGAAAAACCGCCCTAAACCGCTGCCGTCGCACGACTTACGCCCATCGTCAAGGCGGGCCAGATGTTGCGGGCTCGGAAAAAAACCGTGGAAATCCGACGGGGCCTGTCCCGCCCGTCGCGGGGTAGGGTCGGGGACCCGCACGTTTCCGCACGTTCCGACGCGGGGAGGGTGACGATGGCGAAGACCAGGGGGTCCCGCAGGCGACGCCGACGCCGGCCGAGGCCGGAGGATGGGGCACCGGCCCCGTCCCAGGAGGCGGAGAACCAGCCGATGGCGACCGACCCACCGCCGCCGTCAGGCGAGGCCACCCACCCGGCGAACCTGCCGGTCGCCGAGGACCCCGACCCGCTGCGGCAGGTGGACGCGGCCCTCAGGCTAGCCGACTTGATCCCGCTGCGAACCGTCCAGGCCCTGACCAAGAAGGCGCGGCGGGGCCGCCTGACGGCGAGCGACATGAAGACGCTGGCGGCCGCGCGCGAGGAGCTGCGCGAGCTGCGAGGGGAGATCCAGGGAGCAGCGGCCGCCGGCGACCGCGAGATCGTGAGGGGGGCCGCCGCCCTCGGCAAGCTCAAGGGGGTCAGCGAGCGCACCGTCTTCCGCTGGATCCAGGGAGGAATGCCCTACCACCCGTCCCCCGTCGGCGGCGAGCCGAGCATCTTCGTGCTCGACGAGGTGGACGCCTGGCTCGTCGAGCGCGGCGTCGGGCCCGGCGACGAGGCCGAGGACCCGGGCCAGGACGACGCAGGGATCCCGACGGACCCGAAGCGGCGCAAGCTACACTACGATGCCGAGTTCCGCGCGGTGAAGACCGAGCTGGCGCGGATGGAGCTGCGCATCAAGCGGGGCGAGCTCGTCGAGGCGGCCGACGTCGAGCGGCGGAACGTGGCCAAGATTATCGCGGCGAAGCGCGCCCTCCAGGGTGTGCCCGCCAAGGTGGCGATGGAGATCGTGCAGCTCCTCGACGTCGAGGCGGGCCGTGCCCGCGACGTCGCGACCGTGGTGCGCCGCGAGATCGACGACGCGATCCGGCTCCACCTCGGCCCGGTCCCCGAGGCGCCCAAGGCCGAGCCCACCGAGCGCGGCGTCAAGGATCTCCCCGGCCAGATGCTGCTCTTCGCTGAGGAGGAACTTCCGTGACCGCGATTGCCGAGGCCGATGTCTGGACGGCCGCCGAGCGGGAGGCCTGGGCGCTCGACGGGGAGGTCCTGCCGAGCGACTGGCAGGACCGCCATCGCATCCTGACCGCCAGGATGGGCGCCGCCGAGCCGGGGCGCATGCGGACCGATCGCCTGCCCTACACGCGCGGCATCCTCGATGCCTGGGTGAAGCCGTGGCTGACCGACATCACGGTCCTCACGGCCACCCAGCTCGGCAAGACGGAGATGATCATCACCCTCCTCGGCTATATCGCCGACCAGAGGCCGGGCAATGTCCTCTTCGTCGAACCGCGCAAGGATGACGCCAAGGGCCTGATCCGCGATCGCATCACACCGGCCTTCCGTGAATGCGAGGCCGTAGCCAGGCACTTCACGGGTGTGAGCGACGACATCGCGCAGCACCGGCTCGCCTTCGACAGGATGATGATCCACGCGGGCTGGGCGGAGAGCGAGGCGTCTCTTGCCTCACGTCCGCTCCCCTACTACTTCGGCGACGAGTTGAGCGAGTGGGCGCAGGACCGCGACGAGCTCTGCATCCAGCGCACGCGCACCCACTGGAACCGCAAGCATTTCCGGACCTCGACGCCGAAGCTCGACATCGACCCGATCGTGCTCAAGTGGGAGCAGAGTCTCCAGTTCCACTACTACGTCCCCTGCCCGCATTGCCTCGGCTACCAGGTGCTCGTCTTCACGCAGATCAAGTGGCCTGCCGACGAGCGGGACCCAAACCGCATCGAGACGCGGAACCTCGCCTGGTACGAATGCGAGCACTGCGGCGGCACTATCCGCGAGGGCCACAAGCGTGGGATGCTGCTCGGCGGTATCTGGATTCCCGACGTCGAGGCGACGCGGTTCCTCAAGCTCTACGGCGAGCAGCTTCGGGCCGCGCTGCGCAGCGACCGCCGCGGCGAACTGCTCGGAGGGCGCACGGCCGACGACGTGGCCGAGCGGCTCGACCCCGACGGCGACATCGGCTGGGAAATGCCCGAGAGCAGCCACTGGGGCTTCCAGCTCGCCGGCTGGTACGCGCCCTGGGACAGCCGGCGGTTCTCGGTTGTCGCGAAGGAGTTTCTCGAGGCCAAGGACTTCCCCGCCAAGCTCCAGGTCTTCCGCAACAAGACCCAGGCCCTGCCGTGGACGGAGACGGCTGAGACCGTCGAGGAGGAGGCCCTCGACAGGCTGATCGTCCGCGTCCCCAGGGGTGTGGTGCCGGCCGACGTGCAGGTGCTGACCGCGGGGGCCGACGTGCACGGGGACAGGACGCCCACGTACGCAGTCATCCTGGGCTGGGCCGCCGACGACCGCTGCCACCTGGTCTGGGAGGGGCAGGTGGGCAGCTTCGACGAGCTGGGCGAGCTGCTCTTCGGCCGCGGCTGGCGCGTGCAGGGCGGCCGCCGTGTGTTGTGGGTGCGGATGGCCTTCGTCGATGCCCGCTACCGCCGCGACGAGGTCTACCGCTTCGCCCGGCGATGGTCGGACGTCTGCCGGCCCGTGATGGGGATGGACAGCGACCGTCAGGCGGCGAAGTGGGTGGTCCGCCACGTCGATCGTCTGCCGGTGAGCGACCGCCCCAACCGCGCAGGCCTTCGGCGCGTGGACATCGCGAGCGATGCCTACCGCCGCGAGGTCCTGCGCCACGTGGCCGCAGGCAAGGGCGCTCCCGGCTCCATATCGTTCCACGAGGAGGTCAGCGTCGAGTACCGCCAGCACCTGGCGTCGGTGCGCCTCCTCCGCGTGACGGACCGAAAGACCGGCGCGCAGAAGTACGAGTGGCGCGGCACCACGCCCGCCCACCATTTCGCCTGCACGGTCTACGCCTTCGCCGCGGCCGAGTACGTCCGCGCCCGGCACCTCCCGCCGCTCGGCGACGGCGAAGTGCCGGGCCGCCCCCGCAGGAAGGTCCGCATGTCCGAGAAGCTCGGGTACTCACGGAGGCCCCGGTGAACGACACCCCACGGCCGAGGCGACGACAGGGGAAGACGCGGATGAGCGAGAAGCTCCACCGCGACAGCGAGGGCGGGCTTCGGTGCCGGAACTGCGGCTGCGCCGACTTCCGGGTGCTCTGGACGTACCAGACGAAGGACGGCATCCGCCGACGTCGGCGGTGTCGCTACTGCGGGAGGGAGTTCACCACCGTCGAGCGGACCCTCGCCGACGCAGGGCCCGCGCAGAATGAGGAGAGTTGAGATGGCGAAAAAGACCAAGAGCGACGAGCAGACTGCCGCGACCGTAGTGCCCGAGCTGCCGCCCGAGTTGAAGCGCGCCGTCGAGATCCACCGCCTGGCCGACACGGCCGTCCAGGCCCTGACGCGGATCGCCGACCTTGCCGCCGGCGGCAACGAAGTCGGCTCCATGGGCCGCATCAACGACCTCCTCGACGGCATCCGCAACCTCCCCTGCGTCCGCGAGGCCAACGGCGTCGCCAAAGCCCTCGCCGTTGCCCTGCCCAATGTGGACACGACCGCCGATGGTGCCGACTAGGACTGGGGCCGGTTTCTGCTTGACATCGAGGGACACGCCATTATAGTATCCCGTCAGGGGAGGCGCCTGGGGCGCGGTTGCCCTTTCGGTCACATCCGTATGGGGAGAGGGAGATGGGCCATGGTCACACTGCACTGGCGCAAGTGCGCCGGCAACGTGTGGTGTCCGTTCATGACGGCGGCCATCAACCACGCTGCCTTGGCCGTGGGTGGGGTCTACATCATCTGGCACGGAGGACAGGAACCCCGTACAGTCCGAGTCGGACAGGGGAACGTAAGAGACCGGCTCAGCGCCCACCGGGGTGATCCTGAGATCACCCGCTGGCAGCATCTGGACCTGTACGTGACTTGGGCCGCCGTGACTGCCAGTCAGCGCGATGGCGTCGAGCGCTACCTCGCTGAGCAGCTCAACCCCATTGTCGGCTCGCGCTTTCCCGATGTCCCCTCGATTCAGGTCAATCTGCCGTGGTGAAGCCATGTCCCTGCTAAGCGAACTCGCCCGCAAGCTCAGCGACCTGCCCAAGGAGCACGTCGAGCTCTACCAGCTCGCGTTGCGCGCCATGGCCGAGAACCAGGATCTCCTGGACAGGCTGAACACCATGCGCGAGGAGAGCGACCGCCTCCGGCAGCGAGTGAGGGAACTCGAGAGAAGGGCGGACAGGGAGAGCCAGTTCATCCGGGCCGAGGGCATGCTCTTCCGAATCCGCCCAGACGGCGAGGGCCTCGAGGAGATACCCTATTGCCTTGCGTGCTGGGAGAACGACGAGAAGCTCTTCCAGATGTCACGCCCGCGTCTCCACCGGTCGCCAGAAGCGGGCACGGTGTACCATTGCAGCAGATGCCGTGTCGAGAAGCGGTCGATAGCCTATGGGCACACGCACGTCAAGAAGCAGTACGCTGACGCCGTGAGGAGGCTGGCGGAGCGGCTTGCACACCAGGACTGAGCCCACCATTCCCACATGCGGGACAACCCGCCCATCCCGCGTGGTTTCCCCTTGACGAGCCGCGCCCGGCCACGCTAGGCTGAGCGCGGGACGAGAAGCGTTCTCCGACCGAGGCCGTGCAGGGGCCTGCACCCCCTGCACGGCTTCTCCTCATTTGGGGACATCCCGGTGCCGACGCCCGCCGAGATGGTTGAGCTGCTCGATGCGCAGATCGCCGCCGAGATGAGGAAGCCCGAGGCGATGGACGCCGCGGGCAAGAGCGTGCGCCGCCGCAACCTCGAGCAGCTCCTGGCCACGCGAAAGTACTATGCCAAGCTCGCCGGCGTCCCGACCCTCGCCGATCCCGGCATCCTCGTGACGCCTCTACGGCCGGGAGGCCCGACGTGAGCAAGCGCGCCGGCATCCTAGGCCGCATCCTCGGCCGCTTCGGCTACCACAAGGGCGGCCCGCCCGCCCCGCCCCGGAGCCGCCGCGTCTTCGCCATCCGCGTGCCCGAGCGGATGCGGGGACGCTCGGGCATCGACGCCGCCGCCGACAGCCGCCACCACGAGAACCACTGGGCCAACGCCAGCGATCAGGACGCGAGCGCGCTCCTGGAGGGCAATCTCGCGACGGTCCGAAAGCGGGCCATCTACGAGTTGTCCAACAACGGCTACGCGGCGGGCATCGCGGGCACCCTGGCCAACTGGGTGGTCGGCACGGGGCCGCGCCTCCAGATGGAGAGCGACGACAGCGGCTTCGGCGATCGCGTCGAGGACGCCTTCGGCGAGTGGGCCACCAGCACGTACTGCGACGTCGAGCGGAAGCTCACCCTCGCCGACATGATCGACCTCGGCGTCCGCCAGCTTTGCACGTGCGGCGAGATGGCCATCGTCGAGGAGTCCGACCCCGACTCCCCCCTGCCCGTGCAGTATTGCCTCCATTTCATAGAGCCGCACCGCCTCGACGACCCCCTGGGCCTGCTCGGCGCCGACGGCGTGCAGAACGGCATCAAGCGCGACGAGCGGGGCCGCCCGCTCGAGTACTACGTCGCGAAGGTGCACCCCGGGAGCTCGTTGAACCTCGCGAAGATCGGCGACTACACCGTGGTGCCGGCGGAGCGGATGATCCACGTCTTCCGTCTCGACCGCGCGGGGCAGGACCGCGGCTGGCCCTGGCTCATGCCGAGTCTGCCAGTGTTCGCCAGCCTCCGTAGATGGACACTCGCCTGCATCCGCGCGGCCGAGACGGCTGCCGACGTCGCAATGTTCATGCAGACCACCAGCGAACAGATCGAACACGAGGCGGCCGAGAGCGCCGATGTCTTCGACATCGAGATGGCCTCGATGGTCACGCTACCGGCGGGCTGGACGGCGAGCCAGATGAAGGCCGAGCACCCGCCGAGCATGTACGGCGATGTCAAGCGTGAGCTCATCGGCGAGGCCGCCCGCCCCATCCACATGCCCCTCAACATCGCCCTGGCGAACAGCCAGGACTACAACTACGCCTCCGGCCGCCTGGACCATCAGAGCTTCTTCCGCTTCGTCCGCTACGTCGAGTGGTGGCTGTCCATCCACGTTTGCAACCGCGTGTTCGCGAGCTGGCTCAACGAGGCGATCCGCATCCCGGGCTACCTCGGCCGAGCCTCCGGCCGCCTCGGCCGGCCGGCGGTCCGGATGCTGACCGCCGAGAAGGCGGCAGCCGAGAAGGGCGTCCTCCCCAGGGCGCGCGTGACCTACGGCCGCGCGCCGCGCGACGGCCGGCCCCAGGACGTGGCGACCTGGTACTGGCCGGGCTTCAAGCACGTGGACCCCCAGAAGGAGGCGAACGCCCAGGAGACGCGCCTGGGCGACGGCACGGCCAACCTGATCGACGAGATGGCGGAGGAAGGGAAGGACTGGGACCGCCACCTCGTCAAGCGCGCCCGCGTCGCGAAGCGCGTCCGCGAGCTGGCCGAGGAGTACGGCGTACCACCCGAGGAGATCCTGCGCCTGGTGCCCAAGGGCGCCAAGCCGAAGACCGAGAAGGACGACGACGAGGACACCGACGATGACGATGAAAGCTAAGCGGCGCGCGGCGAAGCGCGGGAGGAAGAAGCCGGCGGGCGAGCCGTCCCCGCCGGAGGTCGTGATGGAGCGGGCGGCCGACGCCAGCCGCGTCGAGCGCGACCTTACCGTCCGCTCCGTGCCCGTGCGCCCCGACAGCCTCGACGAGGAGGCCCGTTCCGTCGAGGCCGTGCTGGCGACGGAAAACCGCGTGCAGGTCCTCGACCTCCGCACCTGGCGGA